CTTTAAACAACGCTATCCTTTCTTGGTCGTAGATAATTGAAGGGTTAGTAAGAGATAATGTAAAGTTAGCAGCTGATTCATTTGTGTATCCATGAGCATATAAATGTACTAAAGCTATTTTAGTTAGTTCACTAATAATGATTCTTTGTAATCTTTCAACTGTTCTAGCAAAACGAATGTCTTCTGCAGCGAGTGTAGCTTTACCAGTTAAGTCTTTTTCATAACCCATGAAAGCCTTAGGTATTTTAAGAGCCGCAAAAAGCTTCTCTCTAAAATAAGCTACGTCTTCAATACCGTTATAATCAAGACCTTTAGTAGTATCGATCTTAGTAGAAGTATCATTACCACGAACCGGAATAAAGAAGTCTTCTAATAGGTTTTGCTGATTGTATTTAAGGTTGTAATTACCAGTTTGTGGATCAATCAATGGAGCTTTCTTCATCTTCTGAATCATTCTCTGCATGTAGTTGTCTACTTCACCAGGAGGAATTGCACCAACATTTACATAGAATATACGGCGTTCAGGAGCTCTAACAATACGATGAATCAACATCGCATCTTCAATCAAAACGTATTGCTTAAACAACTTACGAGCAGGCTCTAAATATGATCTACCATAAGGAAGATAGTTAACATCACCAGTCAATCTAAAGTGCGCCATCTCAAAGTTATCAAACCAAATACCAGTATCTTCATTTCTAACAGAACTATATCCTGTAGATGATGCAAGTGTCGCATTAGGATCATATTTGAATCTAACCTCTTGAGGGTTTTTAGGATTGAATCCTTCTTCACGGATAATATTATAAGCTGAGAAAGGAATTACATTGTAAACACCGTACTTTTCTGCAATCTCTAGTTTGAGGTAGAAGTCACCGTATTTAGCCATGTTACGAACCCAAGACCAAAGATTAAATTCAATATTAAGTACAGAATAAAATAAGTTGTAGAGGAGCTTCTGAATGTTTTCGTCAGAAGATCTAATTTGTAATACTTCACCTTGTTCGTTTTTAAGTGTACATTCGTCTGCAACGATGTCCAATGCTGAACAACAAATAGCATCGGTGTCCATTGCATCATAGTCTGCATAAATTTGAACCCTTGCAGATTGATAGTTTTGTGCTAAGTTCAAGTTAACACCATACGCAGTTGACGTAGTGTATACTTTGTTGAATCTATCAATTAAAGAGTTTGTCTGAATAACACCTGATCTTTGTATTGTATCGGTGTCAACAACTTTAAGCATGTCTCCACCTTCATTACGAATGATAACGTCAGTTGAAAATAGACGTCTTAAAGTAGAGAATAAGTTGTTTTGTCTTTGTTGTTCTGCCATATGTTTATATTAACCAAGTTAAATCTTGCATTTCGCCTCCTTTAGGAGTATTTACGTTCATAACCCAAGGGTTTTGATTCAAACCGTGATTTGCATTGTACGCCACCATTCTATCTCCAGTTTTAGTATAACCATCGAGAGCGGCATAAGTCAAATTCTCAGCATTCTTTCTGTATCTAAGAGATGTTTCTCTTAAGTACATAGCGATTGAGAAAGACATAACAAGGTCATCGTTATAACTTTGCATCGCTTGTGCCTTACCATTTTTCCAGATAAAGACTCTCAACTCTTCTAACAGTCTAATTGACTTAATGTTAGCCAATTTGTTCTCTACAGAATCTCTCATCTTCTCAACTGCCAAAGGTCTTGTCTTTTCTGTCATACTAAAACCAGGAACTAATCCAGTTTGAGTATTGAATTTGTCAATATACTTATTGAAGTCCATTTGCTGGTCTTGCTTATAACTATAATGAACATTCGTATAACCTCTTTCTAACACCGTTTGTATAACGTCCCAACCTATGTTTGCATTTTCAACAACTAGTAAGGCGTTATTATATTCAGAAGCTATGCTTAACAATATATTAGCATAGTCTCTTGTATCTACTTGTGACTTAAACTCTGCAACTTGTGTTATCGACTCAATATCAATAACGTGAAAAGCAGAATAGTCATTACCGTCTCCGCGTGCAACGTCAGCCACAACTGTGTAGTACTTAGTTGGATCAGGGTATTCCCAAATCCATAACGCTTTATCAAGTCCACGACGTTCAATCGGTTCGGAAAGCATATTTTCTTCATACCAACTTAATATTTCTGGTTCTATAACTGTATTACCCGATGTTGCGAAGTCACAATCACACTCTTGAGCAGCGTTTCGTTTACCTAATATCTTGTCTTGTTCATCACGCCAATCCTGATTACGTTCTGGGTGTACTGTCCAAGGAAGTGATATCGGTAAAAACCTGTTCTTCTCTTCTTGCGCAGCTGTATAAGTTTTGTGAAACCAGTTACCTACACCGTTAGGAGTTGATAACGCTATACAACCACCACCTGTTGCCAATGTTTGTTGAGCAGCAGTAAAGATTGTTTCAATATTGTCAATGAACGCAGCCTCGTCTATGACTAGGAGTGATACCGCTTCAGAACGACCCGCGTCACCTGCCGCCGAAACCGCTTTGATTTGAGAACCATTCGCTAGTCTAAGACTCAGTCTGTTATCTTCAGACGTTCCTATTTTAAGCCAAGTTGGTAAGTTTTGGTAAGCGAACCTTACTTTTGTTACCATGTTCTTGGCTGTATCTTGCTTAGTTGCAATAACAAGAACGTTTTTGTCTTTGTTGAACAACATTAACCATAACGAATAAGCCGAAACAAGAGTAGATATGCCTAACTGTCTTGACTTATTAATTACAGAATAGTCGTGTTTCTGAAACAGTTTTAAAACCTTCTCTTGAAACGGATAAAGATTAAAGAATTGTCTGCCTCTTTGTGGATGCTGGATCATGTAGTACTTCTTCATGAAGTAAACCGGATCAGTCGCACATTTAACAAACTCCTCTCTAATCCTTTCTTTTATCTGTATCTGTTGTTCAGACATTATTTGTGTGTTACAGCAAGACCTATTACAAGAACTCCAAGTACGAACTTCTGTATTTTACCCATCTTCACTCTTCTATCGTACTTCTTGATGTCGCCTTTTAAGCCATCAATTTGAATCTTATAGTTCTCACCTTGTTCTACTTGTTTTTGAATTATCGATTGGTAATTAACCTCTTTTTGTCTAAGAGTTACAATTACTTGTTCTCTATTTTGAAGAGATGCATCTTGCGTATGGATGATACTGTCTTGAGCTTGTACAATCTTCTCGTTAACAATACCTTCTTTTAGATCAACTACAACAGCTTTACTAACTTCGATTGGTAACTGTGTAGTGTCACTAGAAACTTTAGCATATTCCTCTTTATAATTAGCTACAAAAAAGCTATCTACTTGAGTAGGTGTATAAGCCAAAGCATCTTTTGCTTCATGCAAATCTTCTTTGAGGTCTTTTACCTTACCATTCAATATAAGAACTTTATCTGACAAATAGTCATTATCTCTTTCTAGTACGGCAATTCCTTGCTCCAAAGTATCGTTTACTAAATCAATAGAGTCAATCTCATGCTGAAGTGAATCTATCTTTGCTTGGAAAGGTTTAGTATCGAATTTACCTGGGGAGTAGATAAATGTATACCATACTGCTAGTAGTGCCACTAGAACTAATACGACACTAAATACTGTCTTCTTCATCTGAATCTAATTTAGGGTTTTCAACTTGATCAATTTGTTTCTTGAGTAGCTTAATTCTGTCAGGAATGTTTCCTACAGCTTGTTTGTAGCCACCAACGTCTTTGAGTTTCAATGTGCCATCTGGAGCTCTTTCAGTGTATTTAGCAAGGATTTGCTTCACTTGTTTCTGCAGATCTTGAAGCTCTTTCTTCTTCTTGTCAAGTCCTCTAAAGTCTTTTTCAGACTGTTTTAGATCAGCTTTGCTAGGCTCTAGATCGTCTCCAACTTCCTCTCTAATCTTAGAGATGATAGTGAGATTGTTTTCGGTTAAATATTTTTCTAAGTTAAATGACATGGTCCGTCAATTTACTTATAAATATTTATCAAACCTGTAAATCTTCTTGAGTACGACCCTTCCTTAGAGGTCTAGAAAGCTCTAACCATTTGTCATAATCATACTTGATCCCAAACAAATAATACTCGTCTGGTTTATTATATCCTTTTGGGTAGAGTATTGCAGGGCCTGTCGCACAATGAGGTTTTGTGATCCCTTTCTCGTCCTCAAAAATGTTGAGGGTAATTCCTTCTACAGTTCTAATGGTTCTGTAGCTTACGTCTTTCTTTGCCATAGACTTAATTTATGGTTAAATATACAAAAAAAAGTTGAAATAAAAAAATTTATTTTGCCTTGTAGTCACACATTATGTGAGTAGGATAGAGGCCGCCTTGTTTGTTTCTGATATTAACTTTAAAGTAATACTTATCAGACTCAAATACTACATCTATTCTTTTACCTTTACCATCTATTCCTCCGTAGTATACCTTAGGCTCAGAAGTTACAGTAGATGCCTTCTTATTGTATTTTTGATCTATCTTAAAGAATTGATCTTCACCTTTACCAGCTTGAGCATAATAATATCCAGATCCTATACCTGAACTAACGAGGTTTTGTAGTTTAGCAACATCAGCTGATATCTGCTTAGGCTTAAATTGTCCTGCTTTACCTTTTTCATAGTAGTTAAATACAGCACAGAAAGACTTATTGTCTATACCAAGTGTTTTAAGTAAAGCTATACCGTTAGGATTCTTAATCTCACCTTTTTTGATTTCATCAGCAGGAAGTGTTTTAGCTACTCCTGAATTAAAGAAAGTTAATGTACCACCAAACTTAGCAGAAACATAGTCTTCTTTTCCTTGCTTTATAATAGTAATGTCTGTAAGTGTTTCAGCTACACTCTCTCCTGAGAATGATACGGTAGGTCCTGCTGAACTAAAAGCTAATGGTCTAGGTTTGTTTGCACTACCATCTACACGTACAGTAAAGTTACCTTTTTTAAGTCCTAACTCATTAGCCATTTTGCTAATCAATTGAGGATGGTTATATGAGTCAAGGTTTTGTTTAGTCAAACCTTCTTTAGATAGTTTTTCAAGGTCTCCAGCTAAAGTACCTTCAAAACCAAGTCCTTTAGATTTAACACCGCGCCCACCTCTAGAACCTTCACCAAACTTAATATTCAATCCGTTCCACTTTATTTTACCAGTTTTGCTGATGTCTTGGCCTGTTACTTTTTTGATAGCATCAAGCGCCTTTTTGTCTGTTTGAAACTTTCTTGTTATATTAACAAAGTTAGGTTTATTAGGATCCAAAGAGATAGGATCTTCAATGGTAGATACAGATCTTAGTGCTTTATAGAGTGTTTTGAGATTAGGATCAGATATCTCTTTATCAGACTTAGGAAACTCTGTATACGCTTCAGATGTTATGTTTTTTTTTAGAATAGCTTCAAGAATTGTAGATTCTGCCAATTCCTCTTCGCCTCCTTCTCCACCTGTTTCTGCTGGTGGTACTGGCCCTTCTTCTTCAGCAGGTCCTTCTGAATCTCTTGTAGCCTTTTCAGCACCTTCTGGGCCTTGTGTTTTAAGAGGATTACCGTATCTCAATAGTCTAGCGATAGCGGTCATGCATCTTTCTTTCTCACCAATACTCATCAAATAGTACTTCCTACCTTCTACAGTTGCTTCATAAGCTTTGCCCATGAACTGCAAGAAAAAGAATTGGCCATTATGTAGAACGACTTTAAATGTAGTTGGTTTAGGAGCCACTACATATATACCTGTAACATACTCTTGAAATGATGGTGTCATCAAATACTCAAGTACGTTGTTTAGTCCTACATACTTTTTTAGTATGAACTGCATAGGAT